GCTATCGGGTTTTACTAAACTTGATGTTTCAGATGTGAATACTGTACAGGGCCTAATCAAGAATCTTGGCATTGGTATGTCTACGGCTTTATATAGCACCCTAACAGGGTTGATATGTAGCGCTTTGCTAAAGATTCAGTATTTCAATCTAAGTCAAGCAGTTGACAAGATAAGAAGAAAATAATGAGACACTACCACGCTCACTTATCGTTTCTAGATTTACTGTTCAATACTTTATTGTGCTTTGCGGCATTGTTTATGCTATCGTTCATGTTGATTAATCCCAGTAAGAATGAGAACAATGTCAAATCTAAAGCAGATTTTATCATCACTGTTACATGGCCAGCCGAGGTAGATAATGATGTAGATACCTACGTAAGAGATCCGCAAGGGAATCTAGTGGCATTCATGAGGAGAGAAGAGGGATTAATGCATCTAGATAGAGACGACCTTGGCAAAAGGAATGATACCATTCAAACACCTCTTGGTCCCGTGACTCATCCAGAGAATAAAGAAATTGTGACTCTAAGAGGATTTGTGCAAGGAGAGTATATCGTTAATGTTCATATGTATCGAAGAACTGACAGCAAACCCTTGACAGAGGTTATAGTGCAGCTTGATAAAGTTAACCCCTTATTCAAGACTATTGTGATCAAAAAAATTAGTCTTGGTTTGAGTGGGGACGAGAAGACCGCATTTAGATTTAAGCTTGATAAGGACGGAGAGGTCGTGGAGGTCAACGAGCTTCCAATCAAACTCACGAAGAGTGTTCCGAGGAGATTACCATGACAGGCATAGCTCTTGGATTTGTTCTCATAGCTGCTTTGACCCTGTGGTTTATTATAGGATCTAAGGGTCACTGGGTTAGCAAAGCTACTATGATCTTAATGTCTCTATACTTTTGCTTATCAGTAGGGTTCTCTGTTAGTGATTTTATGGGGTGGCCTACTGATGAAGATCTCCCAGAGAAGTTTCGAGTTTATTGGCTAGTCATAGATGAGCCAGATCCGAAGAGAGACGATGGGGGCAATATATACGTTTGGTTACAGCCAGATTTAGAAACTGAAGGAACACATGATTCTTGGCATGATTACTTGCTTTCATTTTATGACGGCGATTCCGAACCAAGGGCGTATCGATTACCATATACTAGAGAGCTACACGAACAGTCACAAAAAGCTTTGAATACGATCATGGGCGGTGGAGCAGTTGGCGGAACCAACGGAGGTCTAGGAAAAGGAGACACAGAGGGAGAGGGTTCGGGAGAAGGCGAAGGTGAAGGAGAAGGAGAGGGCGAAGGGGGAGATGGAGACGGGGGAAAAGGACAGAGTGGACGTGGGGGTGGAAGCCTCAGTCGTAATGGAGGCATTATGTTCCACGATCTACCACCAACAAAACTACCAGACAAGGATTAACTAATGAAAGCTATTGTTTTTGGGGTGACGGGGCAGGACGGGAGCCATTTATCAGACTTATTAGTCGAGAAGGACTATGAAGTCATAGGTGTGTCTAGAAGATGTAGCATTGACAACACTATTAGGATCAAGCACCTCCTTGAGAATCAAAAATTCAATCTGGTTCAAGGAGATATTACAGATGCATTTAGTGTAAGAAATATACTATCCGAACACGATGATGTAGATGAAATCTACAATCTAGCAGCACAGTCTCATGTAGCCGTATCTTTTAAGCAGCCCGCTTTAACTTGGGACATCACAGGCAAGGGATGTCTAAATATACTGCAAAGCATTGCAGACCTTGACTTGCATACCAGATTCTACCAAGCTAGTTCTAGCGAAATGTTTGGTTCGTCTTATGACATAAACAGAAACCAAGAAAAATACCAAAACGAGGACACAAAGTTTTTACCCCAGAGTCCGTATGCCATAGCTAAATGCGCAGCTCATTATGTAACAAGACTATTCAGAGAGGGGTATGGCGTGCATGCTAGTGCTGGAATCCTGTTTAACCATGAAGGCCCAAGACGAGGAGAGACTTTTGTTACAAGAAAGATTACCAAGTGGATCGGTGATTTTCACAGGTGGATGAAATTGCATAAAGTTTCTTCTATAGACGACTTGATACACACGGAAGAAGACTGGGACAAGGATGCGGAAGTATATATACCCGGTCGTACAAATACAGATCAAGATTTGCAGTTTCCAAAGCTGCGTCTAGGAAATCTTGAAGCATTCCGCGATTGGGGGTATGCAGGAGATTATGTGGAAGCCATGTGGATGATGTTGCAACAGGATAAGCCTGACGATTATGTTATCTGCACGGGTGAGACCCATACTATTCGGGAGTTCCTAGACGTGGCGTTTAACAAGGTTGGAATACAAGAATGGTCGGACTTTGTAGTGGTAGACCCCGAATTTTATAGACCAGCCGAAGTTGACTACCTCAGAGGAGATAATGTTAAAGCGAAATCCAACTTAGGGTGGCAACCCAAAACTACCTTTTCGGAATTGGTGACACTTATGGTGGAAGCTGATCTAGAATGAAAATCTACAAGGTGAAACTAGACTTATCCCTAGTGATCGCTAGGCTTAAGAAGTACAACCTACAGCAGTACAACTCTGCTCACCCTACCATTTTTGTACAGGCAGACAACCCAGATGACGCCTGTCATCTTGCGTATTACCAGTTAGCAGAAATAATACTAAAACAGGATTTATCCTCTGAGACAGCTTTATTTGTTAGAGAAATACTATTTGATGTCTCCGTGAAAGGGTTGAGTGTGCCACAATGAGAAGAAACTATGAAGACCCGGTTTATAAAGACTGGAGAATGAAAGTCTACAAGAGAGACAAGTTTACTTGTCAAATGCCTTCCTGTGGATATAAAAAGTATTTACAAGCCCACCATATTAAAAGATGGTCTTCCGCCTCGATTCTGAGATATGACGTTCATAATGGCATTACTTTATGTAAGAACTGCCACAAGAAAGTAACCGGAAGTGAGCAATACTACGAGTCTTTATTCATGGAGATTGTGAGGAAGAAACATGCCGAGTAAGAAGTCACCACCGTTTACCATTATTAGAGATACTAGAGAAAAAGAAGGCTATACGTTCGAGCCTTCAAATACACGCTATCACACATGTAAAGGTATGATTGACAGAAAGCTTGATACAGGCGACTACTCCATAGAGGGGCTAGAAGACAGGCTTTGTATAGAGAGAAAAGCAAGTGTTGTGGAGCTTGCCGGAAATGTAGGACATGACAGACAAAGATTCTTGAATGAAATCGAGAGGATGAAAGAGTTCCCTCATAAATATATAATATTAGAGTTCTCACTATCAGACTTAATGATGTTCCCAGAGGGGTCTAGTATACTAGAAAAAGACTGGGGCAAGGTGAAAGTAACCAACACCTTTATGTTAAAAACCTTAATGGAGTTTCAAATATTTGATGACATACATGTTATTTTCTGTGACTCGAAGAAAAATGCAAAATGGGCGGTTCTCAGTATTTTAAAGAGGGTAAATGAAATATATTCCATCGGGAGACAAACATGACCCTTAACGTAGATACGATATCTGACGTTCACACTTATGGTTTGGACACCAAAAGTAGAGAAATTTATCTACATGGATACGTAGCTAACTGCGAGGAAGACCCCGGCGTAGACTACAGGATGGCATCTAATTTTATTAAAAATATTCGCATTCTCGACAGCATCAACAACGACCCAATATTTATACATATGCATAGCATTGGTGGTGAGTGGAATGACGGCATGGCGATGTATGATGCTATTAGCTTAGCTAAGTCATATGTGGCTATTATCGTATACGGACAGGCCGAGTCCATGAGTAGCGTTCTTTTGCAATCAGCGGACAGCAGAGTAATGATGCCCAATGCATATTTCATGAGTCATTTTGGCTCCAGTATGTATTCTGGAAATTTCCTTGATGCACAAAATGCAGCAAAATACGACATGATCGTTCTTGACACAATGTTGGACATATATACCGAGTCTTGTATGGATGGCAAATTTTTTAAAGAACACTATGACCCCTTAGACGAAACAAAAGTTAAGAGCTTCTTAAGAAGAAAACTTAAAGATGGAGATTGGTATCTCAACGCTCACGAGTCTGTATACTATGGACTGGCAGACTGTGTGCTTTCCACAAAAAAGTGTCCTGATATTAACAGCTTAAAATGAATCAATTAAAAACAATAGACGACGCTTGGCTAAACCTTGAAGTGTCAGACAGGGAGTTGTTTAATCCGTTTGACATGATTGTAACAAGCGACGACGACTATCACCTCAAGCTTACATGGATAATGAGCCGCCCGGAGTACTTCTCCTTCCTCTGCAAACACGTTTTCAACATTACATTACTCCCCTCTCAAGCGCTGATGCTGTGTGAGATGTGGAGGCGTAAATTTCCAATGCTTATAGCTAGTCGTGGTTTTGGTAAGTCTTTTATCTTGTCTTTATACGCGATGATTAGGGCGTTACTCCTGCCAGAGAGAAAAGTGGTTATCGTTGGCGCTGCGTTCAGACAGTCTAAAGTTCTTTTTGAATACATGGAGACGATCTGGAATGGCGCTCCCATCTTAAGAGACTTATGCACAACTGAGAGTGGTCCACGCAGAGATGTAGATCGATGCGTAATGAGGATCAACAAGAGCAGGATTACTTGTCTACCTCTCGGTGATGGACAAAAAATTAGAGGCCAACGCGCCAATGATATTATAAGTGACGAATTTGCCTCCATTCCGCGAGATATATTTGAAACCGTGGTTGCTGGTTTTGCCGCTGTTAGTTCAGATCCCATAGAAAATGTCAAGAGGTTAGCAGCAGAGAAAAAAGCTGCCTCGTTAGGGGTAGACCTTACCGAAGACTCAAAAGATACCATAGAAAACCAAGCTAACCAAATTATATTATCAGGAACGGCATACTATGATTTTAATCACTTTGCCGAATACTGGAAAAAATGGAAGGCAATAATAAAGAGTAAAGGAAGGAAAAATCAGCTTCGAGATATCTTTGGTGGAGAAGATGTTCCCGACAATTTTGACTGGACTCAATACTCCGTTATTAGGATACCCTACGAGTTATTACCAGAGGGCTTTATGGACGCCGCACAGGTCGCCAGATCGAAGGCAACGGTACATACTGGTATATATCAAATGGAATTCGGAGCGTGCTTTACACGCGATTCTCAGGGCTTCTTTAAGCGCACCCTGATTGAGTCTTGCGTTTCCAACGATGGAACTAATGATAACACTCCCCTTAAAGATTCCAACGGGGACGATATTATATTTGAGGCCAAGTTAATGGGAGACCCCCAGAAAAGATATATCTTTGGTGTGGACCCCGCCTCTGAAGTAGATAATTTTAGCATTGTGGTATTAGAGTTACATCCAGACCACAGAAGAATTGTTCACTGCTGGACCACAAATAGAGAACAACACAAGGAAAAGGTTAAAAAGGGTTACTCTACAGAAACCGACTTTTATTCCTACTGCGCACGCAAGATTAGAGATTTAATGAAAATCTTCCCCTGTATACACATTGCGATGGATGCCCAAGGTGGAGGTATTGCTGTCATGGAGTCACTTCACGACAAAGACAAGATACAGGAGGGCGAGGTGGCAATATGGCCAGTGATAGATGAGGACAAAGAGGCTGATACTGACGACGAAAAGGGTCTACACATTCTAGAGATGTGTCAATTTGCCAAGCACGAATGGCTTGCAGAAGCGAACCATGGACTACGGAAAGACTTTGAGGATAAGGCTACTATCTTTCCCAGATTTGACGCTATTACTATTGGTGTATCAAATGCTGAAGACGGTCTCAAGGGTAGAACTTTTGATACTTTGGAGCAGTGCGTTATGGAAATAGAAGACCTAAAGGACGAGCTTACCATGATCCAAATGACACAAACGCCCAGTGGACGTGATAAATGGGACACCCCAGAGACAATTATAGGCGCGGGTAAAAAAGGAAAACAAAGGAAGGATAGGTACTCCTCACTAATCATGGCGAACATGGCAGCCCGTATTTTATCAAGGATGCCCACGCCAGAGGCTTACGAATTTTACGGCGGCTTTGCAACCGTAACAAAAAGCAAAGACAAAGGGGGAGACATGTATAGCGGACCAAATTGGTTTACAGAGAATATGGAAAATGTTTATTGATTTGTGTATAGTCTCTTAGTAATCCAATTACATTTCAATTATGAGGAATAAAATGCAAGACGATCAAATGATCACATGGAATGACGTTGACCCAAACGATAAAAGCAAGGCTTTTGCTCAATTTTCCGAGGTAATTGACTCTTATGAAGGCGTCTCCAAGGCTAGCCACAGAGAATTCTTAGACATAGAATCCAACAAGTCTGTACGCCCCGGATTCGGTTATTCGGATTACTATGCCTTTAGATCGGACGAGCAGGTTCCTCTCAGGCAGAAGAGGGTTATCAAAATGTGCATGGATGCCTACGATAAAGTTGGCATCGTGAGAAATGTTATTGATTTAATGGGAGACTTTGGTAGTCAGGGTATTAATATTGTCCACGAGAACAGAAGCGTGGAAAAGTTCTTCAAGCAATGGTTTAAAAAGTGTGAAGGCAAGGAGAGATCAGAGAGATTCCTTAATAATTTATATAGAACTGGTCAGGTTTTTATATACCGTAGTTATGCGAACATAACGCCAGAGATCACAAAATACATTAAATCCGTGGGACAAGATATTGCCGTAGAGGTTCCAGAGATAGAGAAGAGCATGATTCCTTGGCGGTACAATTTCTTTAACCCCTTGACAATAGATATGAAAGACGGAGACATTAGCCTCTTCTTAGGTAGGAAGAACTTTGAAATTACAGCGACCTCATTCTTTGACAATTTTAAGGACGGCTCAATTCCAGCCAAGGTTCTAGACACTCTGCCGCCCGGACTCAAGAACAGCATCAAGAGGGGGGAGAAGAAAATCCCCTTAGATACAGACCGTCTTCATGTAGCCTACTACAAGAAAGATGACTGGCAAAAATGGGCGCACCCACTGACGTATGCTATTCTAGACGATATCATTATGTTAGAGAAAATGAGGCTGGCTGATTTATCTGCCTTGGATGGGGCTATTTCCAACATAAGACTGTGGACCATTGGTAATTTAGACCACAAGATTCTCCCCAACAAAAATGCTATTAATAAGCTTAGAAACATTCTGGCTAGCAATGTTGGTGGAGGTACAATGGAGTTAGTTTGGGGTCCAGAGCTTACTTATTCAGAGTCTAACAGTCAAGTTTATAAATTCTTGGGGTCTGAGAAATACCAGTCTGTTCTCAATAGTATTTATGCTGGACTTGGTGTTCCACCTACACTGACTGGTATTGCTGGCAATGGTGGAGGATTTACTAATAACTTTATCTCACTCAAAACTTTAGTAGAGAGACTACAGTATGGTAGAGACCAGCTTGTCAAGTTCTGGGAAAGAGAGCTGGAGATTGTCCGCAAGGCTATGGGCTTCAGAAAGTCTGCGCACATTGTCTTTGATCAGATGAGCCTATCTGATGAGGCGGCAGAGAAAAATCTACTCATCCAATTGGCGGATAGGGATATTATCAGTCAGGAGACCATTTTGGAGAGATTCAAAGAAGTGCCTTCTGTTGAGAAAGTTCGCCTCAAGAGGGAGCAAAAAGAAAGAGGCAATGATGCTTACCCAGATAAAGCTAGCCCATTCCATAACGCTAATCACAAGCAAGAGATAGAAAAAATGGACAGGCAATCCAAGCTCAACAAAGAAGAAAATGACTCAAAAGAAGTGAAAAATAACGGAAGACCTCCACTCAAGAAAGACGAAGGCCCTAGAAAAAAGAGGGTTGAGACTCCTAAGTCTAAGCCGGGGGTGGCAGACATGCTCGTGTGGACTAGCGACACGTTTGATACTATATCCAAGAATATAAACAAAGCGTTTCTTTCTATCAATAAAAAGACCAATATGAGGCAGCTTACCAAGTCTGAAGTGTTAGACCTAGAAACGATTAAGTTAGATGTTTTAACAAACCTGCCAGTCATGGTGCCCGCCACGGCGCAGCATATTACAGGCATTATGTCTGCCGGAGCAAGGACTCCCGCTTCCTTTAGAAAGATAGTCGAAGACCAGAACATTTCTCCTTCTAATATGACTATAGAAAAGTACAAGAAGCACATTATTGGGGCGTATGTTGAGTTTGCAACTTAGCCAAAACATCTATTTGTCACAGGTTTTTTTATTTTTTTTAGCATTTTGTGTATAATTCCTAGAGGTCTTTATCATGAATAAAATAAAAATTTTCCAAAGCGAAATTAATGACGGCGTAGCCGAGCAGGTTGCTGCCCAAGCGTCTGTAGCATATTGCTCACCAGCGACCGTACATGAGGGTACTGTCTCCGCATTCATGGAGCGTACAAGTAACGAGGAAGTACTGTCGAAGGTATTAGCTGAGAATAAAGATCAGAAGGACTTGCATTATATTGAGTCAGTTTTGGTGTCTACTGGCTGGAATAAAAATGACGACGTGTTTACATCTCAAGCAACATGGGACGCACGCTCGACGCCCGAGGACAAGCAATTCAATTTTATGCACGATGAGAATGACATCATCGGACACATTACCGGCTGTTATGTCTTAAGCAAGGACGGTTTGGTTGTAGCAGACGAAGATCGTCC